GTTTGATTTCATTCGCGATGAAGCGCGTGATATAACGGAGGGCGTGGCGTCCTCAAACAGGGTGAAACATAATGGATAACACTCCGCTTCTCCAACTCAGACAGGCTAGTGATACTGGTTGTCATCGTTCAACCCCGTGGGTTTATTTTCATAATGGGCTGGAACATTGGGTGCAGGAGAACCAACAAACTGATGACGCACCTGATTTAGCTGGTGTATTTATGGGAAACTATCCTCTCCCTGATTGGATACAGCTTGTATCTTCAAAGTCTTTAGGAATAGGCGGCGACGATGTGCCTATGGCTCTAGTACAGAGTGGCGCACACCTTGTTGATGTTTATGGTAAAACATGTACATGGTATCATTATCGTGGAGCAGAAGACATAAAGGAGAATTGGCCTTTTTCTTCTGATGCTCTTGACATACCTGTTACAGGGAGAGGACTTGTTATGTTAAATAAAGATGACCCTGACTATGACCAGTATGGGAGCTATTATAATGGCTAGATACTTTGCAGTATGGGAGGGCACATGGCAATACACTTCATAGGATTTACTGGCAGCGAGTATCATTCAGCGTTAAAAATATGGGGTCAGCCTGACTTCATACACCGCTGGCATGACCGACGCGCCGTTAACGAGATTGTCGCTGGTGATGTAGCTATATTCGCCAATGGCAGTGAGCGTAAGGTAGTTCCTTACGTATTTGATGACAGTCGCATCTATTGAAAGGAAAAGCGATGTCTAACTTTGAAGCTAATCTTAGGAACATTGACCGTGTTCTTACGTGTGCAAAAGAAAACTCTGAGGAGCTGCTTAAACTGGCAGCAGCGTTGGAGAATCCTTCCGGTGATATGGAAAAGAATCTTTTTCATGTTCATCACGGATTTGTAAGTTTAATAATAGAAACTCTGCAACATGCTGAGAAAGAAGCAGGTGAAGATTGGCCTGACACTGAAAGGGTACACTAATGCCTGAACCTACTGTAAAATCAGTAGCCATTGAGGACGTTTTAACGAACATCAGTGGCAAGCATCGACCGACTGCTATACGCAACAATGAATGTGTGTGGTGTAAGGATGCTGATACAAATTTCAGGGATGCTTTGTCGAGAAAGGAATATACCATCTCTGGTATGTGTCAGACTTGTCAGGACAAAGTGTATGGAGTATCAGATGAGTAAACTCAGATATGGTTGGGAAAGGATTACCAAACATCACCATCTACATTCTGGTGGAGAGTTTACTGAAGTAGTAGTGCGTGATGTGCTAAGGAAGGAACCCATAGCTCTGTTCTATGGGGCCAATGCCAAACTTAATTCACATAAGTTCATCAACTGCATGAAAATAGAAGAGGAAAAACGATATGTCTTATAGCCTAGAACCTAAGTTCAAAGAGAAGTGGCTCGACCTTTTGCGTAGCGATATCTATAAACAAATACGGGCACGTCTGGGTGATGGTACAAATGGACGTTGCTGTCTGGGTGTAGCTGCAGATGTAGCAGGTGTTTATAGCTATATTGAGAAGGTGCCAAATGGTGACATTGATAGTTATTCGGAGCTTAGGGTTGAGCAGCAGCATAGACTTTACAAGGATAGAGAGGAAGCAACTGCTGCTTGGGGCAACCCACCTCCCTTTGCAGAAGTAAAGAATGACTTTCCTAGCCCAGACATGCTTAAGAGAATGGGTGGACTGGATTCTCAGGAGGCTTCAACCCTCGCAGAAATGAATGATAGTGGGGAGACCTTCCTAGAGATAGCAGATTATATAGAAGAAAATCTGTAGTCTGTTGACATCCTGTCTCAATAGGAGTATGCTCACGCATGCATAAATCACTTAGAGATATCCTCAACCGCAAGGTGAGGAAGTCCCGTGACCCTTACTGGAAGCAGCTTAGGGCATTGGGCAAACATGTGGTGCCGCCTAAGAAAGGTAGCGGCTCATACAATCGTAACAAACAAAAGAAAGAAGGTGAGAATGGAGAGATATAACTTTGAGTCGAAGGCAGATATCCCACCAGATATGTGGGAACTGCTAAGAGAAATGGGTGACGATGACAAGTCACTTGAAGAAATGTTAACCTCTCTCAATGAGCGTCTACAATACTTAGACGGCCAAGATAAGGAGGATATGGATGACTTCGACGGATATCCCGAAGAAGAAACCAAAAGAAATCTATCTCGCTACCCTTGAGGACCAGCGGGAGAGACTAGTCAACATGTATAATGCTATACTTGCTGGCGTAATGACTGGCGACGAGAACAATGTCGGAGCCAGAGTAAGAGAACTTGACAAAAAAATAGCAAAGGAAAAAGGCAATGTTTAATCATGATGCAGTTAACTTTCAAGTAGAGAAGTTCCCACTTCACGCATGGGATATGGACGAGTACATGTCTACGGGTACTTGGACGAGTGGACTGTTAGCAGTCTCACCTGAAGTAGGCATGGGACTTCGACGTACAGATACCAAGGAGCCACTGGCTATTGTATCAGAGTCATACAACCTTCAACAGTATGCTACTATCGTGGATGGCGTAGAGTATGCCATTCGTAAGTCTCCATTGGACCTGACCGGAGCTGCGTTCAGGACTAATGTGTATGGGAATGGCTCACAACTTATGTTGGAAGCTACCTTCCCTGCTCATTCAATGCAGATAGGCCACAGTAAGCTTCATCCACAATTATTCTTTCGTACTTCTCACAACAGGACATGGAAGCATAATGGGTCCGTAGGTTTCTTCGACATGCATTGCTACAATGGGCAATGGCTGGGTGATAAGATTACCTACATAACTAACAGGCATAGCAAGAACTTCAATGTGGATGAGTTCATGGCTAAGTTGGGTAACGCTCTTGAGTACATTGCAGGTGAAGGTGCGGAAGAGATGCGCCGCTGGTATGTTACACCTGTCACTCGTGAGCAGGCTATCAACCTCTTCAGCAAGACATTAGCCAAGCATCAGGACAATGTAACAAGAAAGAACAAGCCTAACCAAGTGCGGCTGTCTAATCTCATGAAGACATTCGATGAAGAGAACCGTCACATTCATGGTAAAGGTGTCTACGAAAAGTATGGTATGAGAGACCAAGGTAGTTTGTGGAGTGCATACAATGCGGCTACCGCATGGAGCACACATACCAAGTCTCGTGAAGGAGCAGCCTCTCAGAACGCTCTGGTAGGGCGTGAAGAGAAGGTTCGTAAGATGCTTAACTCAACTGAGTGGGCATCCTTGGCGCTGGCTGCGTAATGGCACGTTATCTTTATCAACGCAATGGCATCTGGCATTTTAAGAAGCGCTTGAAAGGCACTAAAAAAATGAAAAGATGTAGCTTGCATACTCGTGATTTGGAAGTAGCTATACGAAAACGAGATGCACTTCTTCAGAAAAATTCCTTATTAAATGAGTGGGATTATGGATTGGATGGACAAGACTATACCATCACTTCAGAATATTACGATTGGGAATTTACAGAGGAGGATTGCGTTTACATTAATTCATACGAAGCAGTAGACACAGCTAATAACAAGATAGCTGTAACAATTTGGTCTTCTGAGAAGGAAGATAAAACAGTCAGATTGTACATATGCAGAAGAAAGGAGTAGTACTGGGATGACGAAAGCTGAAGTACACAAACATGCTGACAGATTATTCAAGTGTCTTGAAACAGAATGTCTGTTAGCATGTGAAGAAGGGCTGTCTATGCAGAATGTTCTCGCCGTTGTGCGAGGTCACTTGATACACTTAGAAGAAGTAGCAGCTGAAATAGAAAGGAAGAGTAATGTCTAAGAGACTAGACGATGTACTTGAAAGCATACAATTGTGGAGTAGGATACGAGATGATGCCCTACTTGAGTATGCTATTGAGACAATAGAAAAGACGGAGCTTACGTATGAAGAAGTTCGTAGACTTAGAATGAAATGGATAGCTACCGAAGCAGAGACATCAGACAGCTATGAGATGTTTGAGAAGCTGGAAGAGTTGACCCATGACTGGGAAGAAGAGATGTACTGGAAACATGGACAGGAAGAGGAGGATGAGGATGAAAGCTGAGTACATAATGATTGGTCTTGTTGTATTTTTAGTGTTACTGGCTGTAACATAAGGAGAACTAGCCATGCAATTAGTGCATGAGACTTACTTGACAGGCAAGTTGGAATTGTTTAAGTCTGTCAGTGTGAATACGCTTACCAATAAATTCTGTCATGATAACTACATACGTGGTAAGAAGCGTAACAAAGAAGCAGGTGAAGTAGTGGATATCTGTGGGGTATGTTACTCATATGATATGCTCAAGGGTTTTCGTAAGAATACTGCACCTGCATTGCAGAGGAACAGTGACCTGTTTCCTGTGAGGGTACTGGAATCACATGAGTTACCCACCATCCTAGAATTATACTATAGATTTGATGCTCATGGTGAGCTGATAACTGAAACCGTGGATGGAATAAAGTATCCTAAATTCAATCACATAGAGAACTATTGCAGGATTGCAGAGCACAACCCGCACTGCATCTTCGCTCTCTGGACGAAGAGAACGGACATCATTAGGCCATTCTTCGACCAGCGTGAGAAGCCTGCCAATCTTATCCTTATCTATTCCAACAAGAAGGTAGGTACAATTCTGAGCAAACCTCCAAAACACTTTGACCGCACATTCAATAATGTTCTTGCACATGAGTACGTGGAATTACAAAATTGTACTGGACAGAAGTGTAAGGATTGTTTACTATGCTACACACCAGACAATGGAGTAGATACAATAGTAGAGAAAGTAAAGAGGTACTAATATGGGTGATGTAGTTAGATTACCAGAGACAGAAGAACCATACCCAATGGTATGTGAGAACTGTTCCAACTGGGAACTGATGCACGCACACTTCTTTGTATACGAAGATGGCAGCTTCAGATGCACCAGATGTGGAGCAGGTTATATCTTTAAAGAGGAACAAAAGAATGCTTAAACGTATCCACGTCAACCAACATCACATTAAACGTAACCGCAAGCACGGGACCAGAGACCCTGTGATTACAGTTAAGGATTATAAATCAAACACTTACGGACATTGGGTGCATATAGATGGGGCCTGTGATATAGTATATTCACCGGACCAACCTTTAAAATGTGGAGCAGAGGTCTGGATAGAAACTACCTCTGAAGTACATATAGGTCAGGCACCTTTAACAACTAATGGGTGGACAACAAGATTACCTGCAATGTCTGGTAAAAGGAAATACTAATGAACAACGAAAATTATGTACGTTTGAGAGAGGCAGAAGATACTATCTTTACCTTGAAGGAGCTGTTAAAACAAAAAGACAGTGAAATAGAAATGTGGAAAGGGCAGCTGAAACACGCAGAAGAGTTGCTTGAAACTCTGGCGAGAAGCAGATTGAATGACTAATAACATAGGAGAAGATAATGCAAACTGATGGTAAGGTGTGGGGAATTACCCGTCCATTACTCCAGACAGGAGCGATAGAAATTCACCGCATCACTGTAGAAGAGGGCGGCTTTTGTTCCAAACATAAACACCAGTCAAAGCAGAATGCTTTCTATGTTCTGTCAGGTAAGCTGGAAGTAAGTAGATGGAAGAATGGAATGATTGACAAAACTATTCTACATAAGAACGAGATGTGTATTGTACCAGCTGGTGAATACCATCGGTTCAGCGCAACAGAGAAAGCAGAAGTACTGGAAATTTATTGGAGCGAATTAAACCATGAAGACATCGCAAGAGAAACAGGCGGAGGACGGGTTAGTCATCCCGACCTTTTTGAAACGCCACAAGTCGAGAAAACAATCTCGCAACGTAAGGCTTCCTTCCAAAAAGAAGAAGGTGAGTATCCAAAAGACCACTGAGTATAAGATACCTTTGAAACCAAAGGACCATCCTATCCATCCTGATACGGTAGCCGAATGGATTGCCTATCAGAGAGCAGAAGCAACTGCATATGGAAAGATAGCCCGAAGTTACAAGGCATCTCCTGATGAGAAAGCAATAGCATCAAGAAAACAAACAGATGCAAAAGCTTACATCAAAGAGATGAACCACTATCTTAGAACAGGAGACTGGGTCTCAGATGTGTGGGGTGCAGATGGAAGTAACACAACGCTATGGAGAAAGGTAGCATCATGAGTGAGTATTCATTGACACAACGTAAATATTTTACCATTGGAGAAGAAGTTGAAACAGTTGAAGGAGAAGGTTGGCAACATCTATTTGTAACACCGGAAGAAGATTACAAGATTCTTCCTCCAGTAGAACAACTAGATGTGTTGGTAAAGATAGAAAAAGAACTGGTAAACATGCGAAGCCATTTAATGGATGTCTTGTTTATCAATACTAAATATCCATCTTAAGTTGGGTGACACATGTCACTCAACTAATCAAGAAAGAGAAAGACTATGTCTAAAAACTTATGGGAACGAGACAGAAAGACTTGGCATCGTGCATTAGTACGGGAGTATCAGCGAGAAGGATACTCTCTCAAGGAAGCTAGGCGGCTGGCTCGTAAAGAAACTGACGAAATCATGGCAGACAAGGAAGGGTTTATTAACGAAATCATTAGACAAGAATGGGAAGATGAACATGAATAACTTTAACATAAGTCAGGAATTATTCTCTGAAATATTCTGGCGTAGAATATTTGAGGAGCAAGGTGCTCGTCATGGTAACCTTACAACTTTGTTTAATCTACATTTTGATAGAGCAGAAAGTCGAGAACAACTTGTAGATGAGAAGACAGGTTCCATCCAACCTCTGACTGGATGGGCCTTGTATAATATGGTGAGATACTTTCAGCCTGACCGCATCATGGAGATTGGTACTTACATCGGTAAGTCCACTGTCTCTATGGCAGCAGGAATTTATGACTCCGGTAGGTTGAATGATAAAGTTCCGTTACATACCTGCGATAGAGAGAATGATATAGAAATTCTCTGGCAAAATCCTTACAGCTGTGAGCTTATTCAGTATAAGAAGAAAACAAGTACTGAAATGTTACGTTCCCTGAAGGAAGCAGGCTCCCCTCCCTTTGACTTCGTTAATTTAGATGGTAGATTAAGTGAAGACAAGGACATGGATATGTTCATTGATTTGATAGACTTAAGTAAAACTGTTATATGTCTGGATGATTTTGAGGGGATAGAAAAAGGTATGGGAAATTATATAAAACTGACAAAGAGAAAGGAGTTTCAGAATTACTTGTTAGTCTACAATCCAACTATCCAAATGGCAAATAGTATAGGATTTAATACATCCTGCTCACTAGCGGTAATGTTACCGACTGAGTTAGTTAAATTTACATTTCAATAGGAGAAGCAGATGAAAGGAAGATGGAAACTTATCCACCAACCTAAGAAAGGAAAGAGGCGTCTTGTTGAAACCTTTGAGAAAAGAACAGATGCTAAAAAAGAACTTGACATGCGGAAAGGATTAGTCTATGCTTTGGAAAAATCAGAGGCGGAAGATATATACATTATCCAGCGTTCTTAAAAGTATTCTGTGGTGGTCACTGGCAGGATTAGTAGTGGCCTATGTTTTATATATTCTTGAGGCTGCAACTGGAACATATGGAGTAGTATGAGTGAAATCTGAAGAGTCAACTTTTGTTAAGCATGTACCATGTCCTAATTGTAATTCCTCTGATGGGAATTCTTTATGGTCTGATGGTCATCAATACTGTTTTGTTTGTGAAACTTTTACTCAACCGGAAGGAAGTAATTATATGGCAGCAGCACAAACTGTATCTCCTATCAAAGGAGTTATATCAAATACTTTTTCTAAAGGTTCTTATTCTGATATAAAAGATAGAGCTTTAAAAGCAGCTACTTGTAAAGCTTATAGTGTACAGGTAGAAAAAGAGAATAACTTTATCTATAAACATATATACCCTTACTATGATTCAGAAGGGAACCATGTCTCTAACAAAGTTAGATTAACATCAAACAAAAGCTTCTTAGTAGAAGGAAGTATATCAAGAGGAACTCTGTTCGGTCAGAATAGTTTTTCTCCTAAAGGTAAATACATAACTGTATGTGAAGGTGAGTTGGATGCCTTGTCTGTCTTTCAGATGTTTGGTTCCAAGTGGCCTTCTGTCTCTGTAAAATCCGCTGCTTCCGCAGTGCGGGATTGCAAGGACAACTTGGAGTATCTTGATTCCTTTGAAACAATTGTTCTTTGCTTCGACAATGACAAGGCTGGCAAGCAGGCTACCACCAAGGTAGCGGAACTTTTTCAGCCTCACAAGTGTCGGATAGTAAACATGAAGGACTTCAAGGATGCCAATGAATACTTGGTAGCTGGGAAGCGTGAGGAGTTTGTACGTCTGTGGTGGGCAGCAGTACCTTACACACCAGCTGGTATCATCAATCTCAACAGTCTTGGAGATGCTCTCTACGATGAGAACTACTGTGAGACTGTAACGTATCCTTGGACTGGTCTTAATGATAAACTTTATGGAATGAGGACCGGAGAACTTATAACTTTTACCAGCGGTGCTGGAATGGGAAAAAGTTCCGTCATAAGAGAACTGATGCACCATATCATGCTCAACTCCAAGGATAACATAGGCATACTCGCTTTGGAAGAGAGTACAAAGAACACAGCATTCAATCTCATGTCAGTTGAAGCAGAAGAGAGATTGTATATCTCAGAAATCAGAGAGAAGTTCACTCGTGAACAACTGCATGAATGGGAAAAGAAAACCATAGGAACTGGAAGGTTCTTTGCCTTTGACCATTTTGGTTCTATCTCCAACAATGAGATAATGAATCGCATACGCTACATGGCAAAAGCTCTTGAGTGCAAGTGGATTGTGTTAGACCATTTATCAATTCTGGTTTCAGGTCAGGAAGATGTAGATGAAAGGAGAAGTATAGATATCCTGATGACCAAGATGCGTTCACTGGTAGAAGAAACACAGATAGGACTGTTGCTTGTGTCTCACCTACGCCGTACCACGGCAGACAGGGGGCATGAGGAAGGTCGCGAGGTGTCCTTAAGTCATCTGCGCGGGTCCCAGAGCATTGCACATTTGTCGGACGCCGTCATTGCCTTGGAAAGAAATCAACAGGCAGATGACCCAGTGGAAGCACACACTACAGCAGTGCGAATACTGAAGAACCGATACACAGGTGAAACAGGAATAGGAACTTACCTGTTCTACAACAGGGAGTCAGGAAGATTATCAGAAGTTTCCAATCCCTTTACACCAGATGAGACAGACAATGCCGTGGATAGTTGACGTAGAAACAGATGGTCTGTTACCTGACGTATCGAAGGTACACTGCATCGTTGCACGTAACTATCAGACAGGGGAAGTACATGACTTTCAAGGACATCAATGTTCATCCTTGTTTCCCAGATGGCTTCCCACTACTGATAAACTTATCATGCATAATGGTGTGTCCTTTGATGCTCCTGTCTTGAACAAGCTTCTGGGAACAAGAATAAAAGTATCAGATGTCATAGACACACTGATACTATCTCAACTCTTTAATCCCATTCGGCCAGATGGTCATTCACTGGCTGCATGGGGGGAACGTCTGGATTTCTCCAAAGGTGAGCAGCCAGACTTTCAGAAGTTCAATGGAGAGATGCTTCTCTATTGTAAGAGAGATGTGGAGTTAACAAGTAAACTAATGCACCATCTACAAACTGAAGGGAAAGGATTTTCAAATGACTCCATCCGTCTTGAGCACAACGTACGCGCGATTCTTGACCAACAGGAAGCAACCGGATTTGCCTTGGATGTACCTTACACTACAGCGTTCATGGCTAAACTGGAAGATGAGGCTGACCAGATTGAACGAGACCTGCAGGAAGTATTCAAACCAGTAGTTCATGAAAGAGTCTCAGAGAAAACAGGTAAACGATTAAAGGACCATGTGGAAATCTTTAATCCTGCTTCACGCAAACAGATAGCTTCACGACTGATGGAACGTGGATGGGAACCAAAGCAGACAACAGAGAAAGGTAACGTAATTATAGATGAGAAGGTACTATCTGAAATAGATTTACCGGAAGCTCAACAGATTAGTCATTACCTTCTTCTGCAAAAGAGAGTGTCTCAGCTGCGTTCATGGCTGGAAGCCTGCATAGATGGGCGCGTACATGGCAGAGTGATGACATTGAAAACCATTACAGCACGTATGGCACACAGCTCTCCTAACATGGCGCAAGTGCCAGCTGGCTACTCTCCATATGGGAAGGAGTGTAGAACGTGCTGGACTGTCAGCAATCCTGAGACCCACTCTCTGGTAGGTACAGATGCTAGTGGCCTTGAACTGAGAGCATTGGCACATTACATTGAGGATGATGACTTCACCAAGGAAGTAATTGATGGTGATATTCATACAGCCAATCAGAAGATGGCTGGACTGGGTAACCGTGACCAAGCAAAAACTTTCATCTACGCATTTTTGTACGGGGCAGGCGCAGCCAAGATAGGAAAGATAGTCGGAGGAGATGCTGTCATAGGACAAAGATTAATAGACAGGTTTCTTGACAATGTTCCTAATCTAAGACGGCTCAGGAGCCAAGTACAGGAAGCTGGAGAGCAGGGAAAGATTAGAGGACTGGATGGTAGGCTGTTCATGGTAAGAAGCCCTCATGCCTCTCTGAACCTGCTTATACAGGGTGCTGGAGCCATTATATGTAAAGTCTGGCTCGTATCTCTGATGAAGAAGGTACATAGGTCAGGGATGGATGTAAAGTTAGTAGCCTCCATTCATGATGAGTACCAGTTTGAAGTAGCTAAAGGTGATACCGATGAGTTCGGAAGATTAACCAACATAGCCATAAAGGAGGCCCAAGAAATACTACAACTTAACTGTCCACTCGACAGTGAATTCAAGGTAGGTGAGACATGGGCGGAAACACATTGAGCGAGATACGTTCCTGCGTTTCTCCATACGGCACTCGTATCTACTTCTCCAAGGGGAAGTTTGATAGCTGGTGTGTATACCTGAAGAAGAATGGGAACGCTCAAGCTCCTCATGACAAGACTTACTTTCAAGCTTTGAAAAGACTGTCTGACAAATACGGAGCCGATGTAATCTATAACAAATTTGTGGAGATATATGACAGAACATCAAACAAATGTTATGCAAACGTAGTACAGTACATTGAAGATTTATCTGCTGACCTAGACAAGCAGGATAGAGAATCATTCTGGGATACAATGACTATTATATACTTTGCAATGGTTGCTGAAGAGAATAAACAATTCACCAAGCTGGGAAAGAGAATCAAACGGTTGGGAATTCACCAGATTCTTCAAGAGGATTTGAATATCTCAAAGGCAGCGCATTATAGTATGGGTATGAAGTGGAGACAAATACATGATGAATGTACCGAAAGAGGGTTTTAAAAAGTGCTTGACATAGCTTTTAAAGTATGTCATACTGCCCTTTCAATGAAGAGAAATGAAAAGGAGACAATATGTCCGTAATTACTGGAACTGTTTACTGGAATAAATGTGTCGTACCACACCGTTTTAACTCAGAAGAGCCGTTGAAGTGGACGATTGATATTGGTAACTTAGATGCCAAGGCTATGAAAATTCTTAAGACCGATAGAGTAGACCATCGTGTGAAGAATAAAGCCGAAGGTCTTAATACCAAAGGAGCTGACCCGCAGGATGTTCGTGGAAACTTTATGACTTTCACGCAGGCGGTTGCTAGGAAAGATGGTACTCC